AAGATAAAATCGGTACGCAAATACATAGTTTCCATGGTCAAACTTGGAAAGTTTTGGAAGGACATGATATTGTTGTAAAAAGATTAAATGAAAACGGATAAATAATAATAATATAGTATATAAATAGGAATAGTTATGAGTGATGAACCAAAAAATGTTATATCAATAGACGGCGTAGATTACGACATTGACAAGTTACCTATAGAGTTAAGAAACTCAATAGCGGCTAGACAAGAAATACAACAATCTAAAGTCAGACATGAAATTGAATTGGAAAAAATAGATGTGTTAACAGCACATTACAATAATAAGATACAAGAAGGAATACAACAATTCAATGGCAGCAGTAGCAAATCTTAGGATAGACCAAGGAGCTTCTTTTAGTTCAGATGTAACTGTAACCAATTCAGATGGTAACGCAGTTGACTTAGCTGGTTATACAGCGGAAGCTAAACTTGCAAACAGTTATGGTTCTTCCACATATGTTTCATTTACCACACAAATAGCAGCTGACACCTCAACAGGTGTTATATCTATTTCCTTAACTGATACACAAACAACAGCTTTATCCGCTCCTGCCAGATATGTTTATGATGTTTATATAACAAAAACCGCAGATAGTACGGTTACTAGAGTTATCGAAGGCATTATTACAGTAAATCCAAAAGTTTAATTATTCCTGAGTCTTTTTTTATTATAAATATTACAAAGAGAGAGGAAACCGATGGTGAAAGCAGTTATTAATACTACTGGTGGAGTTAGAGCTAATATAAACTCTTCCACATCCTCAGGACCACAACAGGTATCTGTTCAGGTTCCGAGCACAAATGTAAATATTACAAATGTGAATAGATTGAGAAGTTTGACGGATGTAGATTCTTCTACACTAACAGATGGCGCTTTATTACAATATGATGGTTCTTCAGATAAATTCGTAACAAAAAACGAGTTAGACACTACAACAGGAACATTGGTGTTTAACGGAGGCAATTTTTAGGAGCTATAAATGTCAACAATAATTCAGATAAAAAGAAGTGCAAATACTTCGGCTCCATCAACGCTAAAACTAGGTGAATTAGCTTATACTTATGGTACTGGTACGCAAGGCAATAACGGCGATAGACTGTTTATTGGTGAGGGTGGTGTAGATGGTTCAGGTGACGCTAATAATATAACAGTAATTGGCGGCCAATATTTCGTAGATAAATTAGACCATGCAGATGGTACACTAACAGCTAGTTCAGCTTTAACAGCAGATAGTAACTCAGCAATAGACACACTCAATATAGGTAATTCTACCACGGTAGGTGGTACGATTAAGTTCAATGAAGGAACAAATAATGGTTCTCATTATGTTTCACTAAAAGCTCCAAATAGTGTAGCATCCAACTTAGCATTAACATTACCAGGTACAGATGGTTCAAGTGGTCATGTGTTGACAACTGACGGTTCAGGTGGTTTATCGTTTGCAGCTCCAGCAACGACACTTACTTTAGTTGATGAAAGTTCCACATCAACATCAATCAACTTATTAACTGAAACATTAAAAATTACAGGCGGTAACGGTATTGCTACGGCATTGTCTGGTGATACTATGACAGTATCTTTTGATGATGACGCTGTGTTCAATGGCGTTGACATGAATGGTACTGAATTATTTTTAGACGCAGACAAAGATACTTCAATTACTGCTGATACAGATGACCAAATTGATATTAAAATTGGTGGTAATGACAGAATTACATTAGCAACCGGTTTAATTGAAATTAAAAATGACGGTACTCAATCAGCAATTAGATTATATTGTGAAAGTTCTAACGCACATTACACAGCGTTACAATCAGCGGCTCACTCAGCATATAGTGGAAATGTTACAGTAACATTACCAGCTGCTACAGACACACTTGTAGGTAAAGCGACAACTGATACACTTACAAATAAATCAATTGACTTAGCAAACAATACACTAACAGGTAGTTTAGCAGAATTTAATAGTGCTTTACAATCAGAAAGTTTTGCTGGTCTAGCTGCTACAAAAACATTAACAAATAAAACAATTGACGCAAATAGTAACACATTATCAAATATTGGTAATTCTTCTCTTTCAAACTCTACAATTACTTTAGGTTCATCTACACTAACATTAGGTGCTACTACAACAGCGATTGCAGGTGTAACAGAGTTAACAGTAGATAATTTAAATGTTAACGCTAATACTATTTCATCTACAGACTCAAATGGTAACATTATTTTAGACCCTAACGGTTCTGGTACAGTTGATGTAAACTCAAGCAGAATTACAAGTGTAACTGACCCGACAAGTGACCAAGACGCTGCTACAAAAGCATATGTGGATAGTGTTGCAAACGGACTTGATGTTAAAGAATCTTGTTCAGTTGCTACAACAGCTGCATTAGCGGCTTGTACTTATAATAATGGTGCAGGTACTTTAACTGCTGACGCTAACGGTGCATTATCAGTTGATGGTGTTTCTCCAAGTGTTGGTGATAGAATACTTGTTAAAGACCAATCAAGTGCAGTACAAAACGGTATCTATAAAGTAACAGCAACAGGTGGCGCTTCAGCGGCTTTCGTATTAACAAGAAGTCCAGACGCAGACACAGCTTCTGAATTAACAGGCGGTACTTTCTTCTTCGTAGAAGCTGGTACAGCAAACGCAGATAACGGTTATGTTGCAACACATAATGGCACACCTACATTTGGTTCTACAAATATTACATTTGCTCAGTTCTCAGGTGCAGGTCAAATTAGTGCCGGTGACGCATTAACAAAAACTGGTAACCAAATTGATGTTGCAGTAGATGACAGTTCAATCGAAGTAAGTTCAGACGCATTAAGAGTTAAAGCTTTAGGTATTACAAACGACATGTTAGCCGGTTCAATTGCAACTGCTAAATTAGCAGGTTCAATTACCAATGCAAAACTTTCAAACTCAACTATTACATTTTCTGATGACGCTTCAACAATATCAAATATTGACTTAGGCGGAACTTTGAAAATTACAGGTGGTGAGGGAATGGATGCAACAATTTCGGGCACTACATTAACTATTGCAGGTGAATTAGCAACAACTTCAAATAAAGGTGTGGCTTCTTTTAGTTCAGACAATTTTACAGTCAGTTCAGGAGCAGTTACGGTAACAAGTTTAGACGGCGGAACATTTTAATTAACATAATTGATTTAGGAGATTATTAGTGTCAACGGTTATAAAACTCAAAAGAGGAACAGCTACACCGACTACAAGTGATATTGTAAATGGTGAAGTTGCAATCGACACTAGCGCTAAGAAACTTTATATTAATGATAGCGGTACCGTAAAAGAAATTGGTGGCGGTGGTGGCGGTAGTGCTATCACAATACAAGACGAAGGCTCATCATTATAAACAGCAGCTTCTACAATTAATTTTGTAGGTTCAGGTGTTGTTGCTTCAGGTACAGGTTCAACAAAAACTATTACTATTTCTGGCGGAAGTGGTGGTGGTGTAAATGTACAAGGTGAAGTTAGAGCTTATACAGGTGATGGCAGTACAACAGGTTATACTGTAACAAGTGGTGCAAATGCAACCAATGTTATGGTGTTTTTAAACGGTGTTTTCCAGAGACCAACAACGGATTATTCAGTTTCATCAACTACATTAACCTTTGTCACAGCTCCTGTTTCTGGTGATGTAATCACTATTAAAGAAATTATTGAAAGTACAGCAGTAGATTTAACATCTATCTCAACAGATTTAACACCTGATACACACAACGCATATGATATTGGCCAATTAGGTAGTTCATTTAGAGATGTAACTTTTGTTAGAAAAATACAAAAGAATGTAGAGATTTTTACAAGAGCTATTGGTCTAGGTACCGTAGCAACAAATTTAGGATTTAATATAAATACAAGTGTGGCTAATATGACGGAAGTATATACAGCTTCAGGTGGATTAGATAGTCCTGTTTTAGGTGGCGGCTCAGCTGCTTTTGACGACAGTAATCCAGCGTTCTTGTTTTAGGAGATATAAATGGCAGATAAAACACCAATAAGACTAGTCTTTACAAGTGGAACACCTACTGGTATTGCAGAATACCAATCAGGTGAAACAATTGGTGTTGCTTCAGGTGGAACAGGTGC